ATTATGACGCTTCTCTTTTTATCTACCGACGTCGGCTTATCACCCGCACGGTAGTTATACCATTAATGGTAGCACGCTATAAATGCCATTTATAAGCCATTTCTGAAAAAGAGAGATTTTTAATTTACAAATCGTGGAAGGCTCCCAAATATTTTATATTTTGCATCTCTATTTGTACATATTTATAATATAATAGTTTATAGAATTTAAACAAAAAGGAAAAACAATTGGTTTTGATATTTTTATTGGAGGGCATCTCATGTTTGGATGGATTGTTTTAATTGTATTTTCTATTGCGGCTTGGTTATTATGGGGATCAGATAAAAATGGTTGGGCTTTGATGAGTCTCATTGGTGTAATTGTAGGGATAATGATGATATTTAGTATTGGACCGTTTAAATGGCCCGGTTATACCAATCCTGAACAAGCAATTAATTTTGCAGCCAAGAGAGATCAATTTAACATCACATTGTATACAGTTGATGATGTGGGTGGTGCAGGCCCTACTGCTGGTAATGCAATATATATTTTAGAGAACACACACAAAAAAGGGTATGTATTTAAACACGATGGCAAATATTTTTACTTACTTGAAAGGGTAACGTATATTGACAACGTAAATGATCCTACAAGTAAATACTCATATGCAGTTGATGCAATTCCTGTAGATCAGAAGGGGAACATACCGGGAGATTATAGAAGTGTAAACATTCAAGAATATACAGGAGGGCATGCAAAAGAGGCTGTCGGGTTAAAATACTCAGATCTCCCATTTTAACACAAATTTCATACCCGGCCGAAATTTCTCTTTTTTCTTGATTTTCTACTACCCGAGAACTATCTGTCTATGCCCACGCCTGCCTCGCGTGAGCATTTTTTTGCAAAAAAATAACCCGTACCAGCCGAAGCCGATACGGGTTATTTTATTTGATAAGCAACTTGTTACCAGGGTGGATCATTGAATAGATCGTTTTACCATTTTGCGCCTGAACGTATATACGTTCAGGCCGTTGCGTTGAGCAATCATCCACCAACTATCACCCGAAATGACCTTATAATACGTGTGAGAAGCACCAGCTTTGACAAATACCAGTTATTAGTAATGTCAGTTTCACAGTAGTGAGTATTAAAGTTGCACGATTTCTCATATATTCCTATGATAATAATGGAACCTAGTAATAATCTGGTTTCCTCTTTCGCTAAGATCCTTTTTCTTATGTATTAGCCGTCTGCCTTTACAGCAGGCGGCTTTTTACGCAAAAAATCCCCTGCGCCGAAACGCAGGGGATTAGCAAATTCAATATTTAATTATACTACTATTTACCTGCTTGTGAGGCGGATTCTGACGACTTTTCAGCGTCAGATGATGCAGAACTATCCGCTACAGCAGCTGTGGACGCCGGCCCTTGCACTTCATCAGCAACCCTATTAGTCGTTGCTTCGACTTGGATTTTCTCATTACTATCAACTGTTGGCGCTGCCACCGTTTGAACGTCAGTAATAACACCCAGCATCCCGAGGATCGTTAATACAGTATTAATAACGGCGACAATGGCTGACCAGTCACCAGTAAACTTAATGCCAAACATGGCAAAGATTTGTTGAATCAAAACGATCAGTAACGAAATAATCCCAGCAATCAACTTACCATTTAAACTTCCGTCGGCATTCTTAAAACTAATTTTTTTCATTTCCTTTGGCTTCCCTTTTCATATAGATGTTTAAATTCAATGTCATGACCATCTAACCGGCCTTCTACCTTAATGACCCGATTTTCGATCGCGTTCATTGCGTCGGCGTTTTGCTGTCGTACTTTTAAGCTTTCATTGGTAAACCGGCTAAGCCGCTTTCCTAAATCGTTAAGTGGGATGCGGACCGTTTTATTTAAAATCCAGTTAGCTAACACACAAACACTAGTGACAATGGCAACAATCGATCCCCATTCATCCCAGCCTAATCCTAATAGTGTATGCAATTACCGCACCACCAATCGCTGGCCAGGATAGATAGTGGTGTAAATCGTCTTGCCGTTCTGACTAGCTAATGTAGTCATACTTAGGCCGTTTCGCTGAGCGATTGACCACCAGCTGTCGCCAGACTTGACTGTGTAGTACATGTGAGTGGCACCACTATTTACGTATTCCAGCGTATTGCTTGCTGGGCCTGTTGCTAGATAACCATAACCATTAAATCGTGGCTGACGAGCCCAACGATAACCACCTTGAATAATAGCTTGATCAGTTTTTACCGTAGTGCCTGCTGGTAAGGTAGTGATAACACTTGATGAAGTCGAGGCGCCAATGCGTAGCTTAACCGCAGTCTTGAGCGTGTAGATTTTTGACTCCTTGACCCACTTGGCTGACGTAGACGGCTTAGAAGTGTTTTTGTTGGCTTCCTGGTTGTTGGCCTTAACCGCATCCTTATCGGTCGGTTTGACCGTTGATTTTTGACCAGCTGTGTAGTAATCAGTATAAAGCTGACTGACGTCAAAGCCACCGTAACTAATCCGAAAACGAGCTGACCCGGACCATTGCCAGGCATTATTATTCGTATACCATTTCTGACCAGACATGACATAGGGGTAACCAGCAACCCAACCTGTTTTGCCCTTGATGGTCATCTTGTTGTTAGCCCATGATCCAGACGTATAAATGTCGGCCCGATAACCAAACTTCTGAATCTCTCGCATGAAGGCGGCATTGTTGCGGTCATTGGTCGCTTGGGATAAGATTCCTTGTTCTTCAGCCGATTCTACGTCCGTTGCCAGTACTGCACCCACCGGTAGCCCTGCTGCTTTGGCTGCCTGACCAGCAAAGTCTGCTTCGGCAATCGCTTGAGCCCTAGTCTTATAATGGGCAAAATGATAGCCGTTGACGTATAAGCCAGCCGCTTGACCATTAGCGATATTGCTAGCAGCATAGCCATCTTTGAAGGTTGTGCCTTCACTAATCTTAACGGTGAGGGCCTTAACACCGAACTCGTTACGCATGGATGTGTACTCAGCGGTGCTCATGTAGCCGTTGTTATTCGACACATCGACCATGTCCATGCGAGCAGCCTGACTGGTAACATTGACCATTAAAAAGGCCATAAAAATGGCGCCCACCGTTAAGATGAGTGCCTTTAACTTGTGCTTATTCAATTGTCTACCTCCTATTTGTCATTCCTGATTGAACGGTCAAAAGCGTCCTAAAATACACTGGCCTAGTCGTTTTAACTTATTAATTTTCAATTCACCATCTCTTCAAAGTTCATCTTTCACTTAATACTTATGATGTTGGCAATTCATTCTTAAGAATGGATTGCAGCACACTCTGCGCCTCCGACATCGTAACATCGTCTAACTTCTTATCTGAAAAATCTGATTCAGTGGCAGTAACATTCGCATTCACATATGTGCCAGTTTCAGACTGATTAAATTGAGTGGATACCGATGAAATCTTGCCAGCAGTAAAACTCCACCCACCATTAACTGCAATTAGAGAGTCAATTACTGATGGAATCTTATCCACCGCACGTTTGGATAATTCTTTTTTGGTTAGATCATCGAAAGTTTCATCTTTAGCTAAGTCTGTCGGATAAATAGTGACATTTGCTGTAATAGTTACTCGACCTTCTACTTCACCACGAAGGCCTGCAATTACAGAGCTCGTATTACCAGTTCCATCTATATTATAAGAGATGCTAGTGTTTAATAATTCCATCATTATTCCCCTTTCCCATATGCTTTATCAAACTGATCAAATACTAATGCGTATACTAGAGCTGTTTGCCCTTCCAGCTCATATGGATAGTCCTCAAGTGCATGAAATAAAGCTTTCATTCGTGCAGAATATGAGCTAATTTCAATACTTACCGGTTCGTCTACCAATTGATCAAACTCTTTTTGAGCTTCGTCCATGGTGTATCCATCTTTCAGAATTAGCGTCTTTTTGTCTTTCTTATAGATAAAATCACCATCTTTATCAGTTTTAAAAAAGTTCTTTTGCGTTGCTAATTGGTCAGCGTTGAATTGCTTGTTTAGATCCTCAAGATGCTTAATTAGCCACGTCCGCCCAAGAGAAGCTCGACCTTTAAGCTTGAACTCTGATAAAGTATTTCCAATTGCTACCAGTTGTCCATTTGTGAATGTTAATACTTCTTTTCTTGCTGTCATAATTAACTATACCTCTTTCATTTGTTTGACTTTGTTTTCTAATTCAGTTATGCGATCTCGATAGTTACGAATTAACGGAATAAGAGACAATGCTACTCGGTCATACTGAATACCATTGACGTTCCCTTTATCATCGTACTCAACAAGTTCATTCAGACCAGCATTATCCAGATCATCAGCAATCATTCCGAAATAAGTTTCTGGATTTTTAGCATTAGGATCGAGAGTCTTGGCTAATACTTCTTCTTTGTCTTTCCAGTGTGCAACTGGAACTTCTAGGAGTTTATCCCCCATCTTGGTTTCAAATGATCGAACGATGTCAGTCTTGTACTTAGCGGCGGAAGTTGACATAACTAATGCACCATCACCGGCCAAATATGCATTTGCACCATGAGATGTTGTATGGGGAGTTTTTAGATAAATATAATTTCCCTGCATACTGATGTTAGAACCATTCATGCCTGTACCTGCATGACCACTATCACCGACTCTTATATACGGCGATATGCTTATACCATCAGTGAATGCTTTACCACCAGATATAAGAACTCCTCGCTCTGCTCCACCAATCTTGGTTACTTGCCATCCGCTGGTTGACTTACCTCCAGAAATACCTGAAAAAGTTTCTTCCCCCATTGGTGAAGTAAATATATTACCATCATTATATCGGTGAGTAACCACAAAATAGTCACGTGCCCAGAAAGTTGCAGCGCCCCAAGATGCCCCCGCCTGAGCGTTGCTGATACGAACGTATGGGGTAGATTGACTTGAGAATAATGTTGGTTGGATCATTTGAATTTCCCCGCCAGATATAAATACACGATTATCCTTATCCGCAACTGAAATGTACTTATTATTAATGTTAATATCAATTGCATTATCAGATGAATGGATACGTCCCGCCTGGAATTGAACATTCCCAGTATTCAGATTAATTGATAAGTTACTACCGTTAATCGTACCGGTTGTTATATTGTTCGCATTCAAATTGATTACATTTATATTCGCAGCATTGATAGTACCTGCAGTAAGCTTATTAGCACTTAGGTTGGCAATCATCGCATCCTTAATAATTGCGTTATCAATGTAGGTATCAGCTGTTATATGCAATTTGTTACCGTATATCTGGATTCCTTCAGGAGAGATATTAATTGCGTTAATAACTCCCGCCTTTTCAACACGAAGATTGATCCTGTCATTAGTTTGAAGGATAGCAGAATATGCGTGCTCAATTTGTGCATCAGTTGCATTATCAGGAACAAAGGCAGCAGCATTAGCTCCTTGATTGAGCATTGGGCATATCATAGCAACATGCCCACCACCATGAACACGAAATGAAAGACAAACTGTTTCAGTTCCAGCCGGAGGAACAGCATTTTCAACTTTAATTAGTTCTAGTCCACCGCTGCTCTTATATGATTCCTTGTACCCAATACGAGTACCACTAGTGTTGTAGAATTCCACAATGAGTATCGTACGGACGCCAACAGTATCAACATTTACGTAAGCGCTAGCCGACCATGGAGTTGATATGTCTTGTCCAATAACAATTTTTCTTGAGAACAAATTATACCAACTAGCATCGGGGTTCGTTGGTATTGGTTGATTAATACAAATACCTTGGTAACCATTAACCCATGACCAAGCATAATCTGACTTATACCAAATATCAGTTGTTCCACCTGTCCAAGACGTTCCATCCAGATAGTCGTACTGGAACTGTGCGTTAGTAACCATATTACGCTTGCCAAAAGTATTGACCTGTCCTACCACAGAGGTTATCTGATTAATCAATTGGGTTACCTTAGACTGGTATACATCATTATCCACTTTTCCACGAACGGTTGTTTGGATAGCATCCACAGTTTGCGAAACGCTAGAAACGGCTGTTACTGTGGCATTGTCTAACGGACTAGTAGAATAATCAGTCATGACTGATCCTCTTTCGAGTTTAGGCCCTGCAATAATTAACTTGTTGGTATTGTCAGTAGTCCGTTCAAGTCGAGGGCACACATAACCATCTGCAGTGACTACAAACGTGACGAATACTCTCTGCCAAGTACCATTTAGACTAACCGTTTTACTACCAATATCAGTATTATTGGTATTCAGATCATCGATTGCTCGGCAATATAAATTGGAGTTACCAGTTCCGCTCTCATATTTAGCATAAATCGAGAAAGTATATATTTCTCCCTTTTTAACAGCCCAGGTCTGAGACAATCCGTTCCAATCTGAAGGGCTAGATACTGCGGTCAGTCCATTATGAATTTCACCAGTTTTTGTCCAGTATTCATATCGGTTCCATATTCCGTTAGGGTTATCAATATCACGTGTAGCTCGGTACAAGTTTGTGCCCACTGCACTATCTGTAACCTGTTGCTGAACAGTTGCTAAAGTGCTACTGAACGAGTTGGCTGTTAATTGCAACTGACTAATATTATGCTGGTTCACGGCATTGTCAGAACTTAGCGAATCAAAGCTAGCAACCAAAGACTTGTTAGTTGCCTGAAGTGTACTAACGTCCCTGGTCTGTTTTCCAATGGTATCGTTAACCGTAACAAACTGAGCTTTAAACCCACTAGAGTCAGCCTTCAAAGTATTAATACTTGTCGTCTGTCCATCAACCGTAGTTTTAACACTAGATAATGTTGAGTTAATTCCATCGGCAGTAAGCTTAATTTGATTTTGAGTCCATGTCTGGGTGGCATATCCATTAAGATCTTCTTTGGTTAATTTGGCTGCTAATCCATTTTCTAATTCAGCAATTGTCATAGTAGAACCATCGGTTAATGATGTGTACTTAGAATTAACTGAATTAGCAATGCTCTTTGCATCGTCGGCATTTTGAGAAGCCTTATTAACATCGTCAATCAACCCAGCAGTTGAATTTTGTGCATCAATAGCTTGATCCAGTGCTTGATTAGCTAGTGCATTTGTATCATCGTACTTGGCCGCAAGCTGGTCAGCCTTATCACTGGCCGCTTTAGCTGCATCTATACTAGCCTTAGCTTCCAGTTCCACTTGGTCAACTTTTGCTTTCACTTCTTCCCCAGTAGCGTCCGACACAGTAAGTACCCATTTACCAGTTCCATCTGCCTGACGCTCGTAAGTCCACAATTCAACTTTATTACCGTTCTGCTTGTACCAGATATCGTTAAATTTAGCTCCGTATGGCGGTTCAGTTGTATCTGTACCATAGATATAGTTACCCGAAGCACCTTGGCGCCCACCTAACTCAGCAACATATTGTGATAGCTCGCCTCGCCAAGCATAGCTGCTACTAGAGGTTGAGGTCTGATCTGCTTTAGAAACAGCAGACAAACTGCCATCAAACGTCATAGTATAACCATTATTAGGCACGTTGAACTTGTTTCCTTTAGTATCCTGTAGTGTTAGCCAATCGCCAGCTTCTATTGCAGGATTGCCAAACCAATTCAAACTGAAAGGGTAGAAGGTCAAGCTCTGTAACTGCTGCCATATTGATGTTAAGCGATCCATTGTCATCAAATTGTTGGTGAGTTTAATCTGTGATCCTGACGTTGCCCCTACTTGAAGCGTGTTTGTAGTTTCGGTACTCTGACCTGTTGAATCCGTAGTAGTCGTTGTGACCTCACACTGAATACCGCCAATCTTGTATGGTGCTTCATTTTTCGTTAAGCCACCTTGTTCGTATTGGCTCGGGTCTAATGTATAATCTGGCTCTGCAATCGTTCGAATTGTCAATTTGCCGTCCCTATCAAACGTTGCAAATCCAGCATAAAATTGAGCAATCATACCAATTGCATTTCGATACGTTTGACCGGTAATAGCACTGGGTAAGTTAACTTGTACAGGCAAATGACTAATGTCAGTTGTATTAAGTAACACGCCAGCCAAATTTGCAATTTCTGCAATCACACTGGTCATTTTCGCAGGGTAAGTTAACTTAGAAGTGTAGGTACCCTCCAATAGACACATCTGGTCATATGCCTTAATTGTTGTCTCATCGTTGTTTCGGTCCATTTGAATGTCATCTGATACGATAAAAAGGCCAAGCGAGCTATACTCATAGCTATTAGATGTTTTTATACCAATCTTAGGCAATACCGTCATGCCAGGTTTAAGTCCTTCAATTAAGTGTGAAAACTTAATTGTCACGCTGTTTTCATAATTCGAGCCAATACCAAACGTATCTCCAGTATAGCCACCTGCGTCATATGAAATGGATGCAATATCTGTCGTTTTATAGTCAATCTTGTTAATTGTGACAACTGAATCCAACGTCCGTTCAGTTGCCTTCCATGCAGCGAGGGCTAAATCAGATTGCTTAATCATTAATTTTCACCCTCCTACTGTTCAATGAAATCCATTGAAACATTCTGCCAAATATAATCTGATGTTACTGGATTAAGTGTATAAACCGGCGCAGTCCGATCACCAACATAAAATTTTTTGGTCACTACTGCACCTTCTTGTGGGTCTAAATAACTGCAAGAAAAAAACTGTCCAGAGACAGCTTTTAGTATTGTGCTATTCTCGGCCAGTGTTAGCGGCCCCCATTTTACTGTTAACTTGCGTTTGATTGCGACACGGTCTCGATGCAAAAGTCCATTCGCGTCACGCGATGCTCTTGCATCGATATCTTGAATTGCAACTTCTAGGGACTGTGGTGCTTTAACCACTGTCCCACCAATTTTCAGTGAATATGTCAATCGTAATCATCTCCTATAGTCTCAACATGTTTTTACCATTCTTCTGATTTACCGCGTTAATACCTTTAATAGCAGCATTACCGAATTTCTCATCGCCAACTTGCAACGTCAAGTTCACATTGATTGGTTGATTGTTCATGCTGCCGCCAACATTTGTCATTTGTAGGCCCTGTACAAGCGCGTTAACGATGCTTGTTCCAAGCTCATTAATGCCACCACTATTCATACTCTGTGTACTTGTACTACTTGGCTGACTAACCAGGTTGCTCATATCCATCGACTGAGTTAAAGCTGTGGGCATTTGTAGGCCATCACTGAACGTCTGTCCCATAAACCTTAGTGCCTGCTTAATCAATTGCATTGACCGTGGAATGTTAGTTAAAGGTAAAACCATTTCCGGCTTATTCTGTTCAGCCACTTCGATCATTTGATGAGCATCAACAAGACCACCATTAGCAAAACGGCGGTGCCCAATCGGTCCACTGTGCAACCAATCAAATTTAGGCGTGCCCCAAATGACTGTATGACCAGCAGCATTGTAATAGTCTGAATTATTCAGATAAGCCAATACTTGGTCAAATGATGATCTGAAGTTATGATGTCCAGGGAAAGCAAATGCATCAAATGTTGACTTGACATACTGTAGTGGTCCACCTGCAGGATTACCAGCTAGCGAGTTCACATCAGTAATTGTCTGCGTAATATTTCGATTCCCGGTCTCTGACTTAGCCACTTCAATGATATCGTGTTGCATCTTTGACCACCGCGATTTAGGAACTTTAGTCATCCCGAGTGCGCGACTAATCATTGAATGAGTGATTGCACCACCATTTGGTCCTTCGCTCTCGCCGTATTCTTTGAGAATCTTACCGACCCAACTTTTAGCACTATCAACACTAAAATCCACCATACTTTTAGCAACATCTAGCGGATAGCCACCTAAGCCGGTAAATTTAACAAACTTGTTCATAGCAGCTTTCAATACTTTTTCAGGATGCGTGACATCGTCCCAAATATCACTTGCCGTATCTTTCACACCATCGGCAAAACTGCCTACACTGTCCCCTATACCACTGAACAAATCACCAAAATTCGGCATGCTAAAGTTGAAACTTGGCAAATTGAAGTTACCAATACTTGAAAAGTCAAAATCAAAGTCTCCAATACCACCGGCATAGTGTGGCACCATTGCTGTTACTTTACGAGCCGTTTGTGCCGCATTGAGAATTTGAGTACCTCTCGGAAGATTGACCATCATATTGCGAACGGCTGGGAAAAGACCTGTTCGTCCATTTGGTAACTTGTATGCTTCACGATACTTATCACCAACCTGATCATTAACGATTGCTGGACCACCTTTATGGCGACCACCAGTTGCAAATGAAGGAACACTCCAGTGGCTCAATGACTTTGCTTTGCTGGAGGCGCCTACGTGATTGAGAATCCATTTAATACCATCGATAACGCCATTAACGGCTTTTCCAATCGTACCAATAATTGCATTAGCAACATCCGCAGAACCCTTTTTTACAGACTTCCAACCAGATGAAAGACCGCCACCAATTTTACCGCCTAAACCACCGGCCCATTTTGCAATTGTTTTACCCGTGCCAGTTCTAAACGAGGCAACCCAATTACCTAACTGAGTACCGGCTCTTAACGCAGCCGTCCTAGAACTCCCCATTCCAGAACTAGTCTTCGAGCCTAAACTTCCAGCCCAACTAGAGACAGTCTTACTTGCGCCAGTTCTAAAGTTATTAACCCATGAACCTAACTTACTACCCGCATTCTTGGCTAATCGTTTGCCATCTTCGACTTTAGTATTAACATTACTACCGATATTTGATGCCCATTTTCGAATGCCGACGATTGCACCTTTAGATTTGCTCGTAAACTCAGACGTCCAGTTACCAATCTTTTTACCCGCTTCTTGAGCGGCCTTTTTACCATCAGAAACTTTCTTATGAACACCGTTGCCAATATTCGACGCCCAAGTATTAACGGTTCTTTTAGCGCCGCCAACAAAGCCAGTAGTCCAATTACCAATGTTCTTTCCTGCTTGTTGAAAATCCTTCTTGGCATTTGTTATATGAGTTCCAACTTTTTTACCAACACTCTTAGCCCAATCGGAGGCTTTACCCGGTAATTTCGATGCCCATTTAAGAATATTCTTACCTGTTTTTGTATCTTTAAGGAACCAGGAAGCAATCGTGCCAACCGGATTAATAATAAAACCAATTATTTTAGTCCAATTTTTAGAAATCCAATCGATTGAATCACCAAACCATTTGGTTATATTCTTCCACACAGAATTACAAAAATCTCTAAATTTCTTATTATGTTTGTATAGCGCGACGAATCCAGCAACTAATGCAGCGATAGCCAATACCACTAATGCTACTGGATTCGCGTCCATAACTACATTCAATGCAGCTTGACCAACAGCAGCCAGTTTAGACCACACAGACCAACTCTTGAGCGCCTTCCAACCATCTGCTAATGCAGTAGCATAATCTGACCACTTCATTTTTGCAAGCGACCATAATGTCTTCACGCTGCCAACAGCTTCTTCTAGCTTATCAATTCCAGTAATCCCTTTAAAAAAGTCTCTGAGAACATGCCCTTTACCACCAATAATAGCCGCTTTATCAGCTAATTTTCCAAGTAGTCCTATTCCATTACTTAGCCCCGTCATTGTTACTTTAAATGCAAACATAGTTACTAAGACTTTCGCCATTGCTTCAACGGCCGTATGGTGTTTATCTACCCAACTGGAAATCCCACCTAATGCATCTGCTAACTTCTTAAGCACGCCAACGATAACTCCACCAGTCCACTTTGCTAATGGCTTTAGGAACGAATCCCATATCCATTTAAATGCTGGCTGTGAAGCTTGAATAATGCTGTGAACCAACTTAAGCGCCGCAGCTAATGCATCGAAGAACGTTGGGATTAAATTAGTAATCGTGTATTTGGCCAATGGTAACAGGATATTTTGATATCCCCAATCCAAACCATTCCATACGTCTTTGACTACTGGTCTAATCGCTTTTAGTAATCTATCAATCGATTGCAGTAAGGGTGTAAAGTCAAGTTTAGAAGCCCACTTAACTGTTGCTCCTGTCATGTCGTTTAACGCACCCAACATGTCATTAACCATACCGAGCAGCGTTTTAAGAATAGATGTACCAACGCCACCATGTTGCCAAGCCTTGTCAAATTGGCCGCCAAGTGCACTAACAGTATTAAAGATGTTTGTGAATATCTTGTAGAGATTTGATGCAATTTTCTCACCCGCACCACTATTCCAAGCATTACGAAATGCTACTGCAATATTATTAAGCACTTTTATTACAGCGTTCAATGCATTTAAAATTGATTGAATAAGCTTGGTACCAGTGTTGCCATGATTCCATGCATTATCAAACGCCTTAGCGATATCACCAATCAGCCCGACTAAATTTGTCACCAACGTAATGAGATTGGCAAAAATCCGTTCGCCCAGATTGCCGCCATTCCATGCACTACGGAATGAAGTGGCAATATCGTGGATCAGTTTCAATACATTATTCAGCGAATTGAAAATAGTTTGGACTAGCTCAGTACCACGACCGCCGCCACCTTCCCATGCTTGTGAGAACGCTTTGGCAATATCACCAATAATGTTAAGCATGTCTGCTAACAGTTGTAAGATAGCTTCTACTGTCTTCTGACCAGTGCCGTTGTCCCATACATGCATAAACGATCGTCCAACATCGCTGAGCGCTCGTTCAACCTCTTTCCAAGCATACTTAGCAGCATCCACTACTGAGTTACCCTTGGCGTCCCAAGCTGCCTTCATTGGGTCGAACAGCTCACCTAAAATTTTTTGCAGTTTTTTAGCTGCATCAGTTGCGCTGTTGAATGGCTGACCTAATGGTACGCCGAAATTGACACCATCATCACCAGCTCCAGCATCAGTACCATCCGTCGATTGCAGTGGCGTACTTTCCGGTGCGTTTTGTGTTGGCGTTGAATCTGGTGCCGTTTGTGTTTCCTGCGGAGTAAAAGTCTCCTTTGGCTTTTTATCATAAGAGTAGTCTTCACCATCATTGCTCTTATCAAGAACATTCAGTTCATCAAAGCCCATCAAAGATTGCATGAGCTCTTTATTCTTTTTCTTGGTTGCTTCCATTGAGGCCTGGGACCGTTTATTTGCAGCCTCAATTGCTGCATTAGCAGCACGAACTTTGGCTGCACCTTGCTTATTAGACTCCGCAATTTGTCGATTTGCTTCACGAACTGAGGCTGCTTGAGCTTGATTTTGAGCGCGTATTTGTGCATTAGCCTCACGAACCGACTTTGCCTGGGCAGCGTTTTGTTTTCGAATCTCTTCGTTAGCCTTCTTAACAGAAGCAGAAGCTTTACTAGAAGCTGAGGCCGTGTCATTCAGTGCCTTAGACTGCTCATAAAGGCCCTGCGCACCTTGTCGAGCTTTGGAGTAACTCATACCCGTTAGTGCTGACGTGAACTGTGCCAACCATGATGTGGCTTTAGATAATGATGACATTAACGCATTCACGGCCGGAAGAACAAAGTTATAAATCGGATAGAATGCTGTCAGTAAATTGACCTTGATTTGATTCAGACTACTTGCAAACTGCGCGTTCGTCTTAAATGCTGTCATCATCCCAGTAGCAAGTTGCGTCAAGCCTTGGTACAGCAACCCAAATACGATTAATTGTGATGGGAGGTACTTCAACTGCTGGGCAATGCCGCCCAGTGCCCAGCTGGTCCGCCTAGCACTAGAAGAGGCTTTGTTCATTGAAGAACTACTACTATTTCCAAAATTGCGTATCCGGCTTGTTGCACCTTGAATACCGTTGCTAATGCGACTGAACCAATTAGAAGGCCCCTTACCGGAACCTGATGCTTTATTCATTGCGCTACTTGTCGCACTGCCGAAACGATTATACGAACCCGCCGCTCGTGTAGCAGCCGTCCCGGATTCACCCATCTCAGTATTGAGCTTACCAATTACAGATTTAAGTTCGTCACCACGATCAGAAACATAAGCATAGCTCTTGTTCAGACTATCATTGGAATTAATGAGCTTGTTCATCTTATCGCGTGTGCTCATAATGCTCTTTTCAAGTGCCGTGTTTTGCCTGGTCAGCCGGTCGCTGGCACCCATCGTCTTCATAGAATCCTGAACATCACGATAGGAGCCCTGCAACTCCCCCAACTGACGCCGATAGGTTTCAATTTTAACTTCGTTTTGATCCATAGCTTTAGAAATCTGCCGTAGTGAGTCCGGCACCGCTTTAAATTCTTGTCGCATTGATTGGGCTAGGGCTTTAGCTTGGTTTTGATAACGCGTCATCTGAGCTTGAGCGGACGCAACCTGATTATCAATTTTAATTCCTTGCGTCCCATTCTGTTGAGCGGTATTCAAGGACGTTTTTTGATTCATTAAGTCACGCATCTTGGCCTGAGCAGCTCGAGCCTGATCCATTTTTGCATTGATATCACTCAGCATGGCCTGTAAGTCCTGTTTTACCTTAACCCGGCTACCGGTAAACATCTTGCCAGCATTCTGGTTGACCTTGCTAGCCCCGGTAGATGTCGAGCTACTCATTCGTTCGAATGCAGTTTTGATAGTCTCGTTCAAACCGGACAACTGGTCTTGCAACTTTTGAACACCTTTAGAAACATCCATCGACTGCTCGGTCTTGTCCATACCGGACTTCGCACTATCAGCGGTCTTCCCCATCAATTTATCAATCATCGGTTGAACCTTGGCAAACTGTTCTTCCATTTGTTCGGTGTTCACTTTAAATAGCATTTCAATTTCTTCAAGTTCCACGTTGTTTCCCCCTTCCTATGTAGTTTTTTTGAATTTTCGGCCTGTCTTAATCTTTTGCGACTGTTGCATTAACAGTAATTGATCCTGCTTCCATTCTGGCTCTGCTACCGATTTAGTCACCGTTTTAATAAATGGATATGCCTCTTCAACCGATGGCATTTTGCTAGGGTCATTCAAGGCAAACGCCATCATCTCAGCCTGCTTATGGTCCATTACTGCTCTCATCCGCATATCATCCATACGGTTACGATTGTTCGCAATTATTTGTACCATCAACTCACCGAAATCAAGCTCCCAAAAGCGATCAGAATCAATCCCTGATTGTACGGCTAACGGATAAATAGCAAGCAATAACTCGGAAACCGTCCGATAGTTATTGTCTAGAATGTCGTCTCTGTTGTCGGTTTGCTGTCCAGAGTGACCTCCGATTCCGTATTCGTCTTCGAAGCCGAAGCTGTCTTGCCGAAAAAACCTGATTCTTGGAATAAGTCTGTTAACACTGTAAATAAATCCATTGGGGCATGACCTTCATCAAAATATTTTTCAAAAGCAGCAAAAATGTCGTTATCAGTAACTCCGTGAGTTTGGTTCGCTCCTTGCAATACGATAAGCATTTCATTCAATGGTGGCAATTTCATTCCGCCATCCGCACTCATAAAGAGCGACATCATAGATTTACCCAAGCGTTTTTCAATATTCAAAACATCACGGCCTGTTAACTTCAATTCAAGTTGTAATCCACCCATTTCAAACTTCTTAGTTGCTTTCTTTACTGTCATAACGTAATTCCTCCATTTTTATTATTCGTCTCATATCAGCCAGCTGGCTTACTCGTCTCTTACTCAAGTTATTTACTATCTGGATAAAATATAATTGTTCTAAGCTCCGGCGCTACTACTGGCCGTCGCAAAATCTGGACCGTCTGACACGATAATTGAAATCGTGTATTCAAGCGCACCGTTGACGGCAACGTTACCCATCTTGACTGTATATGAGCCAGTGAAAGTAGCGGTCATACCATCTGGATAAGTTACCTGCCATTTATATTGCTTGTTGTCACCATTGTGCGTTAAGGCCGTCGCGAAGTTAGCCCCCTTATACACAAAGGTGAATGCGAGCGTTGACGTATTTTCAATCCCAGGCACCGACTTCTTTTTCGTATCTGACAAATCGGTCACATCAATATTTTCTGGATCTGAACCCATGTCAGGAATTGTCTTAACACCGCCAATTTCTTCGAACTTAGTCCCATCCGTTGACATTTCTAATTTAGTTCCAGTTCCGGCAAGCCCGGCACTAGCATCTGCTGCAAATCGTTGTAAATCAAATACAGTTAACTTCTTTTTCAATTTCAATCATCCTTTCAACTTTCAAATACGCGGTGACTCACGTTATCAACTACACCAGTGAATCGCAGTACAGTGCGATTCACGCCCGCTAAATTGCTATCACCAACATCACTAGAAAAGCCCATATCACCAAACGATGACATGAGCTTATTCGTAATAATTGTCGTACTTCCTTCTTTTAAAAACAGATCAATCGTAATAGTCCATGCTGTCTGCAATTCTTGCTGATCAGCGTCACGAAAATAGGCCTTATGTGACGTGTTGTACACAGCTATTGGGAACGCAGTCAGGCTGTCTGGATAAGTAGTTGATACCTGCTTAATTTCCGATATAGCCATTAACGATTGATAGACTAATGACTTAACATTAACGATTACCATCAACTGCCCCCTAACTTGTGATGCAGAGCCGTCTCCACACTGGTCTTAATTATTTCTGGAGCTTCTTGACTAACTTGTTTAACAGCTGGTGTCATGAATTGCCGGGCTGGTTGCCCGTTCGTGCGATAAAATTGCCGACCATTAATTTCAACTTTGGGCATTCCGTACAATTCATTGAGATCTGTATCAACGTCATCTGCTGGAATAAACCACGGTGTTTGCCTATACATGGGGGTAAAGCCATCAGGCAAGTCTTTCTCGGACTCTTCACCAACTCGACCAGTACCAAGTTCACGGAACAGTGCTACTGGATCATCAGACCAAACGCGACCAACAATGTCGCCATCTTTGTCAACGACCTCATATTTAATGCTGCGGGCTAGCTCACCATTGCCATATTTAACACTGGATTGTAACTCCTTAACAGCATAACCCTCAGCCTTTTCAACGACATCAAATGTGGCATCCCAGATAGCATCATGCACAACATTGGGTAACTGCTGTAATTTAGCCTTCAATGAACTGTAGCCTTTCCACTCAATATCAGCCATTAGCAACACTATCCTTACGTCGCTGATCTAAAGTGACATTCTTATGTGTGCTGAATGTTTGAATAGAATTAATTAGATAATCAGGTTCAGCATCTTTGCTAACGTTCACGCAAAGGCCCCAGCCTTCTTGTTTTCCCTCATTAATCTCATCACCTTGATATTTACACGACTTGATATACTTTAAATCTTTGCCCCAAATTTGAGCATTCACAGCCCCACCAGCACTTTGAACATTCATTTGGAGTGCAACGGGTTCACTCCAACCACCAGTAATTATATTACCTTCGTCATCTTGACCCTGTTGTGGTTCCTTTAGATAGACTGTTATTAAATCAGTTGGTCTGAGTCTCATGAAAACCGCCTCGTCCTTGCTACCCGATAAGGTGATAGCGCTGTTTTAATTGCACTCGGCATCCCCACTTCAAACGACTGAGAAACGCCACCTTCTGACCGCGATGTTTCACCCTCAGTCCCTTGTTCGTTGTACATAATAATCGCCAGCTTTTTAGCCTGAATCAGTACCGGCATGGATAGCTTTCCCCGTGTATAGTCCAGACACATTTGAATTGCATCATCAAACATGTCGGAGACTACCGCAGCGTCTGATGAATCTGTTTTTAAACTCAATCGTGTATACAGATTAGCTAGTTGCCCCGCCTTATCTGGTGGGCTTTGGATTGCCATGCTATCACCCTCTATTCTTCGGCTTCAGCCTCTTCTTGTTCGTTACCCAATTGTTCATCGTCCTTAGTATCAAGGCAAACAAAAAGCCCATCACTGAACGCATCTTGCGTAATAATAAGCACCGCGTCCTTTTTATAACGCTGATCTTTATATCGAACTGGCATATCCTTCACACGTACTCGCATCTAAATCGCCTCTATTCAAAGATCTGTGCTTGGAATACTTCATCAGCGGCTGCAAAGGCTGGCAATGCAACGGCAGAAGCTTTTTCAAACGTGCCAATTGGATCATGTGATTCAGTGTAAATCATATCGTAAACATTACCGACAGAATTAATTTGGGCAGCACCATTAAACTGCATGAGTTCTTCTGGGGTTGGTCCAAACACCTTGTTACCAATTGGATCATCATTCATTAGAACGATTCGGTTTTCTGGGAAGTAACGGTTAGAATTGCCGGTTCCATCCTTGTACTTCTGATCATACGTTCGAATAACTGGTAAGCCTTGTGCTTGCATAAATGCATCAAAGTCAGCTTGACCCAGCGCACGAGTTGAATTACCAAAAATCGCCTGTAATACCTTAGCATTAGTTGTAATTTGCCGATATGCTTTACGACTAGTTAGTGCCCGCGTTGGCGTAATATCCATGGCATCACACCAACGAGTAATATCAGCTAAAATATCAGCATCGGTACCATCCCACGTTTTAGTACCAGTCAAGGCTTCTTTGTGTTCTGATGGGACACCATAATCGAGATCAATATTTAACTTACCATTTTCATCAGCAAGGGTTGTCTTACCCGTAGCAAGCACTTCCATCGCCATCTTTTCAACACGTGCCAATACACCTTGATTCAATACATCAAAGTCATTAAATACTTGCGTCTTTAAGTATGTTGCTTCCGCTGGCGTTCTTGGATTTAGTAAAGCATAAAGATCTTGTTCCTTAATTTGCATTTTACGTTTAATTAATGCTAATTCGATAGCCTTACTTGAAGCTGAACGACTACCAATCTCCGCTTCAGCATCAAAAGCTGATACTGACGCAATTACTGGAACCCGTGTTTGGCGATTAAGAACATCAATTGTCAGTGAGTTAACCTTAGTTACTGGAAACAATTCATCTCCAACCATAGCTGGATATTGTCGATTCAATGAATAATCAATTAAATCATGTTGTGAAAACAAATCTGCAATAGTGGTCATATACATACTCCCCCTTAGTCTTGAACCGTCGCGCCAGCAGCTTCATCAACAAAAGTAATCTTTGATAAAGCTGTCATTGCGGTTGCAACTGGTTCTTTTGGTAACTTTTTGCCATAGATGTAGCCTTCAACAATTACGCCCAAAGGTTGTGCACCGTACGTTACATCTACTTCATCAATCGTGACACCTTCGGCCTTGTCATCATTAGTTGGGTATACAGTACCCGCTGGGATGACCTTGTGGCCTCGTGAATCTGTCATTACTGCATAGCTGGTATCATCAACTTGTCGCGGAAATGATACGAACTTACTTGCTGCTAAAAAATTAGTTTCGTTTACTACTTGTTCTGGTCGTACATAAGCCATAATTAATTTCTCCTATTTCGTTGTCCAAAGTCCAGACTTACCTGATTGTTGTTCCTTATTTAATGAATCGGCTGCGCTGGCGCCGCTAGACTTAATAACTGAATCAGCATCACCCGGTACAGTTGTGCCAGAAGCTGCAATACGTTTATCAATTGCTTTCTGCAAGCTATCAGTGAACGCCTTGCTGATATTCGTATAGGCTTCTTCGATGCCTTCGTCATTAGCCAGGACATCGTCACTAAACGCCGCAATCAAACTAGTTGGTAGATCATCAGAACCAAGTCGTTCTGTTAACTTAGCTTTATTTTCAACAATCGTACTATGACGCTGTGATTCAGCTAACTGCTTCGACAATTGATCTTTATCAAAATTGGCCTTTTCCAAGTCAGTCATCTTGTCGTAGTCCTTTTGCTGCTGAGCTTCACTGGCCTGTTTCTTATCATGCGTTTCGATAGCCGAAGCAATCAGCTTATCAACACTTGATTGCCAGTCCTTTTCGCTAGCAAACGATTTAAACGGAGTATCGCCCTTACCATCTTTATCGGCACCGTCCTTATCATTGCCTTGATCAGCATTGGCATCAGTACTCGTAGTGTCACCGCCAGCGTTATCTCCACCGGCCCCGTCACCACCATCGGCAAACATCTGTAAATCCATCTTTAATTTAAGTAGCTTCTTCATAATTAAATTCCTCCATGCCCACGCATTTCCGATAACTACGCCGAAAAAAAACACCCCATGCATTGCCCTAAGGCCCCACACATTGTGCTAAATTGACCGTGGCATCATTATCAAACCCACGCATGCTATTTAGTTTGAGTAGTTTAGTGACATGCTCAGGTCATCATGCTAATCCTGATAAAACATTGTCGAAAGAATCATTGTGGCGGTTTGCATTGCCATAGCTGGAGCATAACCTTTATTAAGTGCTTCTTCATAGCACGTTAAAAAGGCATCCGTCATAAACTTAAATCCTTGCTCCGTGTCAGCGTCAAACATCAAGCCCTTCATTGCCATCTCGGTGTAACGCATTAAATCCGAATTCTCTTTACTCATAGTATTCTCCTCGTCGTACTAAAAAACGCCCAATCAAAATGATTGAACGTTCTACATTGCAACAATAACGATATCTCGCCATTGGTCACGGATTTTCTTGCCATCAATTACATAATCAAGAATCTCATCAACATCGTCAGTATCCTTGAAGTGATAATCAAAATCACCATTATCTTTAGAAATGATACGTTTGCCCTCACTATCAAAACCAATGTACCACTCAACATCATTGATTTTGATTTGAATCTCCATACGAACATCTAATGCAAATCGAAGTTGCTCCAAAGACTCTAAGTGATCCGAATCAGCTTTCACTCGTCTTACCACCATCTTTATTCACAATCCTTTCTGCAATCGTTAATTTCCGCCCAGGTTCTTCACGCCGGGGAACAACCTTGCCATTTTTCTTTGTAACGTGTAACCAGGAATGCGCATGTGGCACAATCGTGTGTATTTTGGCATTACCATGGTCGGTAAAATCAATGTCCAGCCGGGCCTTTCCAGTTTTACCATAATATCTTCGCGCAACTGATTGCCCATCGACATAACGATCAAAAACTGAGTTAGCTTCCTGTTGATACGGAACACCGTGCACCTCACCAAAATTGTGTACATTGTTCAACGCAAATTGTTCGCTTCGAACCTCGCGCGCTACTTTCAACAGGCGCTGGTAACTATCACTGTCATTATACTTCATCGTCTGAAAATCTTCGAATGTTTCGGGTATGTTATCTGCACCTAAAATCCTTTTGTATTCATCGTACTGGGTAGAATCATACCGACGATTTCCAACTTGATTATCCAAATTATCGAAAGCTTGCCGACCATGCTTTAAGATTACTGCCTGGCGCCAATCTTGATAAGTAGCATCAGGCTTCAACTTAAGTTTTTCGCCAGTAATTGGATCATTCGCCGTCCGTGGTAGCATGTACTTGCTATCTGACAAATAGATGATCGCAACAGTTCGGCAAAACGGATGCAACGGTGGAAAATTTACGTTTACTTCTGCTTCATTCACATTAAATATTCGCCCATCAATATTTCGACAAATCTTTGACGTTCGCATATCTAGCACAGCAACCAGTTGGTACGTTTTAACACCACGCCTTTTCCATTCATTGAGCTTCGTTTGATTATGAAAGTAGTTGGCTTCTGTTCTAATCAATTGTCGTGTATTGTAGCTGCTAGCTCCAAACTCCTTAGCTAAAGCTTGCACCATGTCACGTTCACGCATACCGCTCATTTGCTGTGCAGTGAATAGTTCACTAAGTCGGTTAGCTAGTTGGTCGGTGTTATGCCAAATCCGCTTAGAATAGTTCTTACCCATAAACGGGGCGTCTAGTGCGGCCTTAACATACTTTCCAGACACCTCTTTAAATCGTGTTATTGGTTCGTCTGGACTCGCCTTTACTGTTACCATCTCTTTACCCGTTTTGGGGTCAAGTATAGTTCTGGTGCGTATTTTTGACTGACTAGCAGCACTCACGCTCGGAAGAACGACGTCTTTATCAAAGCCACCAATAACGCTCTCGCTAGTTGCTTGATCAAGTGCATCTTGAATTACCTTGGTATAAAGGTCTGTAGACTTCTCAATCTCGACGGATGACGCCTGTTTCACAGCAATATAACTCTTAGCTTTGAGTTCTTCCAATCTGGTAATACGTCCCTTAGCTGCCATCTGTGATAGATAGTTGGTAACCTGCTTCTTCGACTCTTTATCATTGATATTATCAGCCAGAGCCCGCAACGTTACTAGTTCAGTCGGACTGACTTTCGTGTTAAGAATTTGCTGCGCCTCGGACTCCGTCGTTTTACCATCTGTAAAATATCTTTTATATATCTGTGATACCTCACCAGTCAAATAGTTCTGAGCACGCATGTACGCCCTTGCAATGATAGTCGCTTGTTTGGTTGCAGCATCATGTGATTTCTGTTCGCTCTGAACGGCTCGCAGTTGCCAGTAACTTAACTTGCGTTTGTCATCCGCCACTCCTACACCTCCGAGCTTATAAAATCAAATACAGCAAAATTAAAATGCCTGTAATTGGCTTCCATCCAAGCGAAACTAATCCAAGCATTTTAATTATCACGATCACAAATACACCAATCGTTTTAATGATTTTATTCAATTCTGAGTTAATTGCCCTTCACCACCACTTGCAAATTCTGAGGATATTGTGCTGAAATATCTTGTAGTCCGTGTAATAAGGTCTCACACAGAACTTTGTTATCAGCACTGGGCTCAATCAATCCAATAAACAAGCCACCATTTTCGTTAATAGTGGCGTTAGATAGCTCATTAGTGATGGCTTGGCCAAGCACCGAAACAGCAGCACAAACTAGGTCATGGCCCTTAATAGCACTATTCGCGTGGCCCGTTATCTGATAACTCACTACCTGCTTTTTGTTTAACTGAAACGTTGCCAGAATCATCCGCAGTTACCTCCTCGTTATCTGTGGCGGGCTCGCCGCCCATAGCTTTCTGCTGTAGCTTGAGTGCTTTTTCCTTTTCCTGATCCAGCATCTTAATCAACTCTTGTGGGTCATTGGTCCCAGGCAGCCACCCGAGGGACACTAATTGCGGAATAACACCCTCAGCATTCTTAATATTATTGATGACATCTGCCATATTGACAGGAATATCAGGAACTATATTAATTGTTGCCCCAGAAGCGTCTACCGACTGGCCTTTAAACGTCATAATATTCTGCATTAAGCGTAGTCTCTGCCGAATACCCCGCGTTAAGTATCGCTGCTTAGTCGCTAACAATTGGAGTAAGCCGAACAGCTTGTATTTCATAGCTTCACCGCTAATCGTCCCAGCAAAGTTTTCGTCATTCATGTTAGGGACGTAAGACGTTTGATGAATGTCATCCTTAATCGACTTAACAAGTACTTGTAGCTGTGATTCGTCAAAGCTCTTGGTCAACCATTCAACACTAGCACCCTGGTCGCCCTTACCAGGCGCTTCTAAGATGCCATCCTTCAAGTTAGCTCCTTCACCGTCCTCGCCCTCATCTAGCGTAAAGCCATAGACTACCAGCAAGGCATCCACGAAGTTCTTTTTATCGGTGATACGGTCTGACTGTAATTCGTTATAGGCGTTGATTAGGCTAATCGTTTGCTCAAAATCACCTTGGCGTTCTTCGTTATTACGATACCCAATCAGCGGGACGCCACTAAAATAGTGTTGAATGGCCTTAGGTTTGCTAACTAAATTAGCATCTGATAACACTCGTCCCGTCTTGGTTCGATACTGAATAATCCAGTGGGCCGTATAGATAGTGATTAGATAACCATCAGCATTACCACGTAGGTCTTTCTTTTCCACGTAGTAAATACCAAACAGTGGATTTTTATCCAGCGTGTCATCCGTTACCAACACGCAGCCACGTGGGTCAATCTTTTCAATGGCTAATTCGGTAGTTGCGTCTGATACCTTCTTGATGTAAAGCAGCTCATACGCACACCCAAACACACTTAGATCTTTCTCCATCTCCGTATTATGTGAATCAATGTCCATCTGGTCTTGAGCGTCCGTAATGGCTTTAATATCCTTACCATTCGCCGGTGAAATGGATACCGGATTACCCGTTGTAAAGCCAGTAATCATGTCAGTAATGTATTTAGCGTGGTTCGTCATGACCTTTTCATCTGCACGATCCAACTTAGCCGCCATCTCAAGATTACGGCTTAAGATGTGCTGATTGCCCTCATAGTAATGTTCCAGCATGTCATAACGGCCAATACGTTCTCGTTGTTGGTCAATAGCATAGTTAATCACTTCGAAGCTAGGATTTTCAATGTTCCCCGCTAACTCACGGTCAATCGCAACATTGGACCCGCGCTTCTTGTTCAAATCATATTGCATCCGCTCACCTCCTATCCTCTTAATCCCTTTGGCTTCTTAATTGTCCGCGCCTTGAGCCGTTCGTGTGTGTTATAGATGGCATACCGTAACGCGTCCATTACGTCATCGTTAAGCTTGACGGGTAAGCCCGTAGTCTCATCCCAGACATACTGATAGATTTCATCTAAGAACGCATCAATCGCTTCTTTGATAACAAAAAAGTGACCTCGCTTCATGCACTTAGCCACCGACTCGATTCCCGATAAAATCGATTTTTTAGCATTGAACGCCTTGAGCCCTTCACGTTGAAAGCGTGCAACGTGTTCGGGCCTCGCACTATCAGCCCAAAACTTAACATTTCGGCCGTAGCGACGCTGAATATCTTTCGCAATCTCTACCCAGTAATCAATCTCTTCAAACTGACGTGTATGTTCTTCAATCAAATAGGTATTGCCAGCTCGATCATCAGCCATAACTACGATTGTTCCTTTATGTTCATAGCCCCAGTCGACTCCCACATAGTAAGTTAAGTTGTCCGGTAACTTCGAACGTGGAATAACCATTGTATCTTTGTTGAAATCACGATAGACCATGCCTTCGCCAGATACCCATAGTCCTAAAATACTGCGATCATAATACATACCGGTTGGTGTACCAGCTTTCTTGCGTTTAACGTACTCACTCGGTAAAAACTTATTATCATCAATCGTAAAATGATAACTAATGATGCCCGCATTAGGATCATCGTTATCGATATAATCCTTTTTCAAGTAATGTGTTGGCACATCTGGGTTGGTATCACAGACAATCCGTGAGTTAGGTGCTGAACATCTATCTAGGATTTCATTGAACACCGTCTCGTTAGCTAGCGAAGCTTCATTAATGTACGCGCCAAAAGAAGTCATACCACGAATCGCACCTAATCCAGCAATTGAACCAGTAAACGTCTGTACGACTTTGATGCCAAATAGTTTGAATGAACCATGCTTGTCAAATTGAAAGTCGATACCATACTTGTTTGTTAACTCCTGAAGCACGTTGTTTTGTAGTGATTTGCTTGAATATCCGGCCAAGATATACATTGGTTCGTCTACTTCTAACTTATCTGCTAGCTTAGAACCTGTTTAAAATCTG